CGAAAACGGCACGCTGGTGCCGTGGCTGAGCTTGGGCACCGAGCCCTCCAGGTATTGCCACAGGCCTTCGCCATCGCGAAACCACGTGCGCGCCATCAGCTGTTCGGCACGCGCGCGGTTCAATTCGCCGGTCACTTCCGGCTGCAGGCTCCACTGCTGCCACAGCTCGTCGAGCTGCTTTGCCACGCCCATCAGGACGTTACCCTCGGCATCACGCGGCTGCGGCTGTACGCCGATGCCGGTGGGGCCGACCACGTTGCGCACTAGCGTGTTGAGGATGCCGCGGCTCAGGTCGTGGTTGCGGTCGAGGTTGCGCGCCATGTCGCGCAGTTCCCGATGTGCCAGGCCGGCCACGTTGTTGCCGCTGCCAAAGTCACGCTGCCGCTTGCGCAGGCGCGAGTGGCTCACCGCATCGTAGGCGTTGCCGTAGGCTTGCGCGCGCAGGCGGCTCTGCGCGCGACTGGCCGCCCACGAGGGCGACAGCGCGAAAATCGCGCGCTCGATAAGTGCCGGTTTTTTCGCCGCGCTCATCAGCCGCGCCACGGGTAGTCACCCTCGCCGCCCTCGGGCGCCATGGGCATACCGGAAAGGTTGGCCAGCGAGACGCCAGCCCGTCCACCACCGCCAGACTCAGCGGCAGCCTTGCGCTCCCACTCACGGCGCCCGGCTTGCACTATGGCCAGATCTGCGCGGGATAGCTCGCGATCACCCCAGCGGTATTTTTGACCGCGCAGGATCGCCGACTCGGCGGCGAGGTAACTGGCAAGCATGTCGGAGGCCGTGGACATGCCCGCAAGGATCGCGGGTGTGGTGTGCCATGGTTACCGGAAAGGTGGCACACTTTGATGCATGTCCTGGCTGACGGGTCTCTGCAGCTAGGCGCGCACCGCTTAATCCAAGCTCATAATTCAAAGGGGAGATCAGCGTATGTCGAAGGGAAGTGACAGCCTCACCAAGCAGGTATTTGTCGCGTACGCTTACAACCTCTACGACACTCGTGACTACCGTAAGGTCTTTACTTCTCTCGAAAAGGCGTTTGGGATCAAGTTCATCTTTGCTGATGAAAAGATCACGAACATGCACATTTTGCAAAGATCATCAGCTACATCAGAGGCTCAGACTTCGCGCTCTTCGATATCTCGGCCTGGAACCCGAACGTGACCATGGAGCTCGGTATCGCCCTCGCGTTGTCAGAAGATTGGTACATTTGTTTCAATCCAGAGAAAACTGACGTAAAAGAAGTCCCTAGCGATATTCGCGGCCTTGATCGTATTCAATATACGAGTTTCAGCGAGCTAGAAGACAAGCTCACAGGCTTGCTTGATCAATGGTACCCACGCAGCACGCGCACAACCGTCGACGATTACTTCGCAAAAGCCACCACGGACGTTCGCGATCTGCTTACCGCCAAGCCAGGATTGAGGGTAAATGAAGTCGCGGAAATTCTTGGGATGAACCTGCGGATGGCACAAGTCGTGGTTGGTCAGCTAATGACCGATGGCAAACTCACCGTTGAGGGAAAAACGCGAGGTGCTCGGTACTCAGTGGTATGAGTATCTGTCCGCAGCATATTCGAGCCCTGCTCTCTTCCCACACGAACAGGTAGCAGACTTGTTGCCCGTGCCAGATGAGGCAAAACCAGTTACTTTTCGGCAGCAGCATGGCGCTGCCCAGTAATTCGTCCCAGCGGATGGTTATGGCTCCGCATAACTTAGGCGTCAGGTCTCTCTTGCAATGACCAAGTATTATCCACCAACGTTCAGGGCGAAGCAGTTCAACTGTGTGCATTGCGGCGTGTTTGCTGCCCAATTCTGGAGGAACTTCTTTTATAACGATCCCCGTACTACGGGCTTCAGCACAGAGAAGGCCCTGACGTATTGCGTATGCGCGCACTGCGCGCAGCGGAGCTATTGGTACGAGGGACGCATGATAGTCCCTGGAGAGGCTCCGGTCCCTCCCGGTCATTCTGACATGCCGGAAAAATGCTCGGCAGACTACGACGAGGCTAGAAATATTGTTGCCGTTTCGCCCCGCGGTGCAAGCGCGATTCTTAGGCTTACACTACAAAAACTGATGGTCGAACTTGGCGAACAAGGTAAAAATCTCAACGACGACATAGCAAGCCTAGTGACGAAGGGACTTCCTGTATTGGTACAGCAGGCGCTCGACTTCTGCCGCGTTGTGGGTAACAACGCAGTTCATCCCGGTGAGCTTGAGATCACGGATACTCCTGAAATTGCGCACAATCTATTCGAGATGGTGAACTTCATCGTTGAGGATCGAATCGCCAGACCAAAGCAGATCCAGGCTCTATATGCCAAGCTGCCGCCTGGTGCGCTCAGGGCAATCGAGAAGCGTGACGAAGACAAGACCTAATTAGCCGCTCAAGCAGACCGTGCGGAACGAAGTTTTCGGTGAAATCATCTGCTGCGGCACCGACGAAGGCCTAGCTTAGGCGTTAGGTACAACGGTTGGTCTTTACAGCACGCAGCTGGCGGGCACAGCCGTCGACTAACTCGCCGCTGACGGACATCCGAAAGATGATCAGGGAAGGCTCTTGCTTAGGTCTTTTACGAAGATCGTGGCCACGTGATAGCCGTCAGCATGCTTTGGGTCTTCGTCTGGAATGTCGTGTATTTCATGCACAACGCCAACGACTTCATAGACGTGATGCGGTTCGTCACCGTTTTTCGCGTCAACGAAGGAATGGAACGTAATGCGATCCCCGTCGCGGGGCAGGCAGCCAAGCTTCACCCGATAGTAAGCGCCATTCTTCGACTTCTTTGATCAGTGCTTTAAAAGTACTCATTGGTCCATCCGATAGTCGAGTAGAGCTCGCAGGAACTAGACATGCGCGCGTTTGCAAATGGCATGATACTGCAAGCATCCTGCGACCGTTCGGAGTAAAAGACGCCATGATGCTTTTGTACCTTATCGAGCTCGCTGGCCGCAGCATTGTTACGGCATTGTCTTTTTTAACTGGCTAAGCGCACGGTAGAACGTGCTTCGACTGATGTCGAAGTCCCTCAATATCTTCTTGATTGACACCCCGGCATTGCGCGCAGCAAGGATCTCCTCAACTTTGCGCGGCATGTAACGCTGCGGAATATACAGCTCGCTTCCGCCATACTGCTGCTGCAAGTGGCGCACCGCGGGTGCCGCATAACGGCTAGCCTCATCGAACGAAAGCCCAAGCGATTCCTGCAGCGCGACGGCCAGCTCATCTTGCAGCGCATCGGCGGCGTTGAATTGCCTGGTCATCGGCGGCTCAACCAGTCAGAAGATGCGAAAGGGTTATTGCTGCCGCGTACAGGCAAGCCGGAGGACGAACTTTCGCGAGGTTCAAGCGGCGTTTGAACGTGGGAGATTTGCAGACCCTTATCAGGCCCCTCTTTTTGAGCCAGACGAACCTCGCGCGTATCCCAATCCAACTTTGTCAGACGGTGCAAGCGCAATTCAGGATGATGGGCCGCAGCGTACGCGTACACCCACGTGTCGAGCGGCTCATTGCGAGGGCCACCGCGCTTCTCGAATCGGTTTTTGCTCGGGTTGTAGGTTTCGGATACCAGACCGGCGAAGTATTCCGACGGCAGATCCTCGCTGAGGTGCACCAGGCGCGCATCAGCCGGCTTTTCCGCGTCGGTGCTTAGGCGGCTGTAGAGTAAGTGCTTCACGGCCACGGTGCCGACGTGATAGATGGTGACACCGCGCTTGTCGTATTGGCCGCGCCAGTTGACGTCTTGAAGCTTGCCTTTGCTGAGCACCGGCGCATTGTTGTTGACGGCGCCAAAGATGACCATCGGCCGGCGGATGCGACGCGATCGCACGAAATGCTTCACTGCCTCGGTACGGTGGCCACCGCCGTCGATTGCCGTGGCTTCCACGCGCAGCACACCATCGCTGGCGTGTTCCATTGGACGGTTGAGCAGATCGGTCAGGTCGTCCCACACCTTGTCCTCGGCCGGATCGCCGGGCAGCTCGATGTAGTCGAGCGTCCAACTGGCCAAGCCCCGGCCCCACCCGATGATGTGAACCGCGAGGCGGTTGTCCTGCGTATCGACGCCAGCGGTGATGGCGAGCACACCGAGCTGCGCGCTACGCAGTCGATAGGGTTCTGCGCGATCGGCGACGACGTTGTGCTTGACCGCACGCATCGCCGGATCCTCCCAGGCTTCGGCCAGGCGGTCGTTGACGAAGGTCTTGAGTTTGGCCGGGTCGTTCTGCGCATCGCGCCACATGTTGGCCAGGTCCAGCCATCGAGGACCAAGGCCGATGGAGTAGTACAGGCAATTCAGCGTGTATCCACGCACCTTGCGCTCGGGGTACGTGGGCACCCAGCGACCGGCGGCGATCATGGCCGTCTTGTGGTGCTCGTCGATGCAAACGCCGCACTCGCGACAGACGTACCAGCACTGTCGGCCATCCGGCGCCCAATGCAGACCGCTCCACTCGAACGGCTGCTGATGCCCGCAGTCGGGACAGGCCACGTGGTAATAGCGCTGGTCGCTGATTTCCCATTTCGCATCGATACGACTGATGCCCTTAATGCCCGGCGTGCCGATGTAGAGGCGCTTGTAGGTGGCAGGGAACGCCGAAGTGCGGCCGTCGAGCATGGCGGCCGGATCGTCGCCGCTGGTGAGGTTCGCCGCGAAGTCGTCGAACTCGTCGACGATCAGCGTGCGCACGCTGGTGGACTTCAGACGGCTCGGGCTGCCGGCGTGCTCGAGGTAGAGCTGACCGCCAGCGAAGTCCTTGAAGGTGCGCGTGTTACTGCTGTCGCGGCTGGCCACGCTGGTGAGCGCGCGCTGCGCCGCCGGCGTTTCCTCGAGCATCGGGTTGAGCTTCTGCGCGACCCACTTGTTCATGCTCACTTCGCCGGGGAGGCACACCATGATCGGACCCGGGTTGTGGTCCATGGTGTAGCCCAGCACGTTGATCGCGGTCTCGGTCTTGCCGTCCTGAATCGGGAACTTGAGTACGGTCTCCTGCACCGAGCTGCGTGCGCTCATGCAGTCCATCGGCTCGCGCAGCGGCGGGTTGCGATGCGTGCGCCACCGGCCCGGCTCTGCGCTGCCCTTGCTGGACAGGAACCGCTCCGCATCCGCCCACTGCGAAACAGTCACCGGCTTACGCGGGGCCAGCGAGCGGGCAATGGCCGCGGCAATGCGCGGGGCGGCAGCAGCGGTCATGGTTTAGGCCCGCTCTTCCGCGATAGCCGCGAAGGTGCGGTCGTCACTGTCCAGCACGCCCTCACCGCCGGTGTATTCCTGCCAGCGCCGCACGATGACGTCCGTGTACACCGGCGACAGCTCCACCAGGCGCGCAGCCATGCCGAGTGTTTCCGCGGCCATCAGCGTGGAGCCGGATCCACCAAACGCGTCGAGCACGATCGCGCCGGCCTTCGCGTTGTTCTTGAGCATGCGCGCGATCAGCGCCACCGGTTTCATGGTAGGGTGCACGTCGTTGCGCTTGGGCCGCAATTCGCGCATCACCGAATGCTCGACGTAGTCGACCGTGGCATGGCCGTCGACGATCATCACTTCCTCGCCGATAGTGATCTGCCAGCGACCATCGGGCAGACGCACGAACGGTGACTCGCTGGACCCCACGTTGGTGACTGTGGTCTGCGCGCGACCACCGAACCACTTGTGCGCCGCGCCGGGCTTCCAGCCGTACAGGATCGGCTCGTGGATCCACTGGTAATCGGAGCGGCCCAGCACCAGGGCATCCTTGCGCCAGATCACCACGCCGGAAAGCTTCAGGCCAGCGGCGGTGAACGCCGAGCGGAAGTTGGTGCCCTCGGTATCGGCATGCGCCACGTAGATCGCAGCGCCGGGCTTCATGCTGCCGGCGATGGCCTTAAGCGCGGCCACCAGAAACTCGCGGAACGCGCTGTCGCCGAGGTTGTCGTTGGCGATCTTGCCGGCCTTGGTCTCGTACGCGACGTTGTACGGCGGATCAGTCCACACGGCGTCAACCAGCTCGCCCTGCAGCAGTCGCACGTAAGTGTCCGGCAGCGTCGAGTCGCCACACACAATGCGGTGACGGCCCAGGCGCCACACGTCGCCAGCACGTGTGACTGGCTTGGGTTGCACCGGCGGTACCGCATCGGGATCCGTGCCGCCCGTGGGCATGGCCGTGGCTGCTGCGAGGAGCTGGGCAATCTCGTCGTTGCCGAAGCCGGTCAGCTCCATGTCGAAATCCATGTCGCCCAGCTCACGCAATTCGAGCGCGAGCATGTCGTTATCCCAGCCGGCGTTTTCGGCGAGCTTGTTGTCAGCGATCACGTAGGCGCGACGCTGCGCCTCAGTGAGGTGGCCCAAGCGGATGCACGGCACCTGCGCGAGGCCGAGCGAGCGCGCCGCCATGACGCGACCATGGCCGGCGATGATGCCGCCAGCGTCGTCGATCAGCACCGGGTTGGTGAAGCCGAACTCGCGCATGCTGGCGGCGACCTGCGCCACCTGCTGCTCGGAGTGGGTGCGGCTGTTGCGGGCGTAGGGCATCAGGGCATCGAGCGCCAGATGTTCGATGCGGTCAGGCAGGTGCAACGTGGTCATGCAGTTTCCCGTTTGGCGATGTTGGCGAACTGGCGTGAGGTTTCATCGAGCGCGTGCTCGATCGCTTCGGCCAGGGTGGCGCGGGCTTGCGCCTCGCCGGTGATGGCGGCCAGCTGCGGGCCGAGCACATCGGGCAGACTTTCCAGGCGAGTGCGCAACGTGGCGGCGGCATGGGCCACGGCCACTGCCACCTCGTTGGCATCCATCAGCTTGCCGATGGCGACCTCATAGGCGCGCTTGGCCTCCATCGCCAGGTAACGTTCGCGCACCGCGCGAGAGGCTTGGTAGGTGCTGCCAGCGCGATCCTGCGCAGGAGCAGGCTCAGCGACAGAACGTGCAGCCTCGTGCGGGCCGCCGGCGGGTGCATCGGCGGCGTTGCCCTGCCCCGCCCCCTTGGACGCGCGCTCCGCGGCGTGGTGAGCGACGACACCGGACTTGCTCGGGTCGGCCGTATCGCGCAGGCGCTGCTGGCTAGCGGCAACCTGCACGCGCTTGCCGTCGTCAGTAAGCACCAGGCGACCAGCGTGGCACAACGCCGTGACCGCCGAGG